CTGTTTCTGCATTTCTTTATATACTTTAGCCTGCTCAACAGGATTAACAAAACGCATACGTGAATCACCTTCAGCCAATTCGACAACACCGGGATTTAGGCCAGCCAATAATTGATTTAATTTTGTAGTGTAAAAATCAACTTGATACATCATGCCGTAAATAGCTTGTGCTTTTGGTTCAAGCACAGGAAGAATTTGGCCACTTACAATTTCGTAACAATCAGAAGTTAATGTGCTTAATTTACCGACATAAGACGGCTGCATTAAACGCGTTTGAATATATGAAGATGGTTGGTCGGAAGGTGAGCCAATATCATACCATATTGCATTTGCTAAATTAACGATGTAGGATGGGCAAGAAGACATATTATGATAAAATTAAAGGTGCCGCAATAATGCGTAAACCGTCCGTGCCGTAGGTTTGAATTTGATTATTGCCAGAATATGTTACCGCAGCAGTATAATCGCCCGGACACTGGTTGGTATCTTGTGAAGACAAAGGAATAGTTATACTTCCATTAACGTTATTTGCGTCACCTGTGACACCAATGTTAAAAATTGCTGAACCAGTTTCACCGTAAGTTTTCAGCGCAGTATAATATATTTGGCATCCTGATAGATTCAAAGGATTGCCATTTTCGTCCGTAAACGATAAGTTAAAATTTATCGTATTTCCCTGATAGACCTGAACCAATGTTGACATGATAATTAATACACTAAAAAGCCCCTTTGAATTTTTTCTCCGGGGCTATTTCAATTTTTTTTAATTATGTAGCCAGAACAAAAATCTTGTTAACGCTGGACGTAAATATTGTTTTACTTTTGCGTATACAAAATTTGCAACTGTATGAGGTAATACTAAAATATGGAATAAAATCTTTTTCCAAGTTTTTACGTAATACGTATCAACACCATTTTCTACCCCAATAACCAATGCTACAGAAAACCAAAGAAATAAAAGAAAAATATTTAACATAAATTACAATTCTCCCGCTTGAAACTTCTTCATAAAGTTTGCCATTTCAGGGTCACTATCAGCACGTGTCGGTAATTTTAAAGCACGATTTGGTAACTGACGCATTTTTGCTTCCAAAAACTTTTTTTCTAAAGAAGTAATTAGTTTATCACGAGCATCTAACGGAACAATACCAACACGATGCGAATGCTCATGTAGGTCTGTTACAGTCATTGCCTGTAGCTTTGCACGATACTGGTCAATATTATCGACGTTATCGTAACCGTCATTAATACCAAACAATTTAATCATGTTTACGGATGGTCGCGATTCGAGAGCGCCATGAACTTGTTTTTGTGTGGCGTCTAAAACTTTTGTTTTAGCAGCCTTGTCTTTTTTTGCCTTTGCCATAAAAATCCTTTTCCTTTAAGTAGATTTAGTGATACTGTATACACCAAAAAGTATGTATTTTAGAAAAAAAAGATTTATATACTAAATAAAAAACCCGAGTTTTTAGCTCGGGTTTTGAAGATTTTAATCTAGTTAGATTACCAAATGATACCTAACTTACCACGGTTGTCAACAGAGACATAACCGCTAGACTGGCTACCATACCAACCAACCAAGTCCGAACGAACAGGGTATTGGTCATCAGCAGCAAGGCTCCACTCAGCACCACCGAGGTCGGTTTGGGTGAGAGAGATGAGGTCGAACCAGTCAAGGTTCAGACCAACAACAACCTGCTCTGTGCCAGCATTGAATACTGCGGAACCAGAACCACCGTATCCAGCATAAGATGCCGTAGCATAATTTGCGAACACGTTGTTATAAATCTGGCCGACGCCAAGTTCATTATATTCGTGAAGGTCTACATCAAACAGCGTAGGAAGACCTGCGCTATTGAAGATACGATTACGAACTTCGTCCGTTGCTGCCAAGGAGGTAGCACCAGTGCTTGCGGTAGCACCAGAACGAGTGTTAACAGGCTGGTAGGCGATAGAACGAATCTGGCCCATCCACTCAGGAGAACCGAACAAGTCGGTAATCTTGCTGTTTACACCAACCGGAGTGCCGCCCGTCCACGAAGAGACGATACGACGATACTTGGTCATGATGGTGTTGAAGTCATCCATCTGGAACACACCTTGAGAAGCCGTGCGGAAAATCTGGTAGTTCGAAGCAGCGGTATTAGCGGTATTACCGTCAATGAAGGAGTTTGCAAGAGCGCCCATCAACACGTTTGTAGCGTGAAGATTTTGCTTGACAAGAATTTCTTGTGCAAGGCGTTGCAGAGCATCGCTGATGACGTTAAGACGAGGACGCTGAGTGCGGAGATACTTCTTGTTTAAGGAAGCTGCACCGCTCAGGTTGTGAACCTGAACAACCATTTCGTCAGCACCGTTGAATTGGTTGGTGTTTAAGCCACCAGCTTGCGAGGTCGAGAAGACCAGCATATAGCCCGGAGACTTGGTGTCAAACAATGGAGTCAACGGAATCGTTGGAGCTTCGTCTGGACCATAGGTCTGACGAGCGAACTGATTCGAGAAGACGGGAGCCTGTTGAATAACCTTCAATAAAGGTTGGGAAACAACGGCAGCGATAGCTTCAGCAGCAGCAAGGGATTCCGTCTTGTTACGGGAACCAAGCTTCTGAGCAAGGGCGACCTGTTCAGGAGTGTGCTGGATATCAATCTTGAGGAAGTTATTTTTGTTACGCATGTTAAAAGTCCTTATTTAAATTTATATTTTCTAATATTAGACAGCGATTTCGATTTGGGCAAAGCCACCGAGAACGCCTGCGCCATTGTAGGTGCCGGTATCAGAGATACAACGACCGACAACTTGGTTCATGACACCAGTGGTGACGAACGAAGGAGCAACGCAAGCAAAACCACCGTTAGAGCCGGAAGCAACAAGCGGCCAACCTGCAACTGGCTTGGTGCCATTGAATTGCGAAAGGGCGACTGTTAACTGACCACGCTTCAGAATCGGAACAGCTTGACCGGTTTGAACGAAACCACGAGCCTCAGTGTGTGAGTATGGCATGTTCAATAGACGGTTACCGTTTTCATCGAACATAGCGGTAGTAGCAAGTGTGATACCTGCAACTTCCCACTTCGAATCACCGACCGTAGCCGGGCGAACGCGACGGCTGACGCTGAAGAGAGGGCTATAAATGTTGGTATAAGAAGCACCGACTTGCTGGGTGCCATAAGCCTCAGAAGAAACAGGGTCTTGAGAGCCAGTGATGAAAGTCACAAGCTGACCACCGAGACCGGTTTGATTCAAGGCGAAGAAGTTCAAAACTTCGTGCTGGTCGAAATCACGATTAGGCAGAAGATTTGTAGAGGAGATGAATACGTTAGGCATAATATTTAGTTAACGAGTTGATTGTTGATACACAAAAATTTACAATTTTTTATAATAGAAATGATTTTTTTTAAAATTATTCTAATTTTTGACCGGCAAAGGAAGTGCCAGCTAAAGCTTTCTTAGCAAGAGTCTTTAAGTCAGAAGATTCTGGCTTAATGATACTACCAGCAGGAGCGGAGGTTTGATTTTCCAGAGCGGAAGCAATAACTTCCTCAATATCTAAACCAGCGTCAGTAACTTTTGCCTTAACACCCTTTTCAGTTAATTTTGCAAGAAGCGCGTCTTGAGCAGCCTTGGCTTCGTCAGCCATCTTTTTCTTGTGCTCCTTGGTTTTTTCCTTCATCAGCTTCTTGGATTTATCCATCCATTTAGCAAATGCTTCGTCATTTAGATTACGAATATCATTGACGATTTCAGATTTTTCTTCATCAGAAAATTCGAAAGTAGCATCAATAGCAGTCATACGCTCGTTGAAAGCTTGTTCAGCAGCAGCAGCAGCTTGTGCCTGTTTAATAGTTTCTAACTCTGCCTTAACAACAGCGAGGTCTTCAGTTAATTTCTGAGCAGCAGCTTGTGCTTGCTGTTTGGCCTCTTCAATTTTGGCAGTGTGTGCTTCGGTTTCTTTGCGAAGTTGTTCTTGTCGTTCGCTTTCTGCAACAATAGCGTCAATAATAACGGTTGCACTAGCAACGACTTCGTTTAATTCTTCGATTTTAGTTGCCTGTGCGGCACGCTCTTTAAGAGCTTTAATATCTTCGGATTTCATATCAGATAAAGTAGATGATGTAAAAGACGATACACATTTTTTTTGTGTTTTTATTGTTTTATTTAATTTTTCTTCTGAACTAATAACAAAAGCACAAATTCTGCTACGAGCTTCTTCAAATATAGAATCAATCTGTTTTTGTTCTTCTAGCTGTTCTTGCTCAGGAGTTTCTATTTCATTCTCTTCTTCAGTTTCAGATTTAGATTCTGTAATAACAGTTAAACCTTTGACTGCCGCAGCGGGAACAGTAACAACACCGCCGCCTAATGGTATAACGCCTTCATCAATAATACGATAAACGCGTAAATCTTTGTTATCCGGGTGTAAGCCTGAACCATTATAACTTCTCAATGAGGCATTTATACGTCCGAAATCACTGTCAGATTCTTTGTAAACATAGGTAGCCTTATCAATTTCTTTTTCGTCACGGGGCAACGCTACAATACGGTAATCATCAAAACCCATTTCAAATGACAAAGAAAGAGAATCAAAATCAGGATGTGCGGGAGAAGAAGCTTGTAATATATAATCACATAAATCTTTATTAACAACTCTCCATAAAGCAATGACTACTGCAATATTAAACGGCTTAGCAGATTCTCTAGCTTCTTGCTCTGTAATTACGCGGTCTGTTCCAAATTCGGTCAAGCCAACATCTACAATATAACCTACAACTGACTTACGGTCGTGTTCAAAATTAATTTGTTGACGTTTAAACTTTTTATAAACTGCTAAACTAGTTTCTCTATCAATACCGTCGTCATTTAGATTAACTAATCCCGCGACAGCTAAATTTCCTGCTACAAATAATATAGCTGGCTCGTCTTCTGGATTAATATTTGCTGGTAACAAATCTCTTAATTGGACAAGAGATGCACGAACCTCGTTCTGAGCTTCCTCAGTTGGGTCTATCGCCTTAATGCGGCCAGCAAAAACTACATTATATTTAGTATCCATACTACTGGATAACCAGATACACCAATTTATAGTATTTTATTCAGTTGCTTTTAAAATTGCAACTGCTTTCCAACCATCAACTTGGAATTCTGAGGCAATTTCGGCAATTTTTAAATTAATTTCCTGAGGAATATTTTTAGCCTCAGTAAAATATGTTTTAATAGATTCGTGCCATTTATCTTGAGGCTCATTTACAACAATAGCTTTAACAGCCGCAGTTACAAATGTTTCTTGTGCGCTATTTAAATCCTTAAGCTTGTATTGTTTTTTATAAGCTTTCTTAAAACTTTCTTCTAAATCGGTAATAGCAAATACAGCGTCAGACAATTTTTGAGGGTCAATACTTGCACGAGTGCCAATCTTTCCAGTCTTTTTAGCAGGGCTCTTTGTGCCACCGCTACCAGCTGGGCGACCTTGTTCATCTGCGCCTTGGGCTTCAGGAGCCAAAGGAGTATAAAGACCGTCATCACGTTCTTTTTTGTAAGCTTTTTGATTTTCAAGAGAAGCTTCTTTGTCTGGTAGCATACCGGTCTTAAGAGCTTGATTCAATTCAGCATCAGTCAATAAACCGAGTTGTGCCATTTGCAAGAATACGCGTTGCAATGCGGTTTGGTCTTCAACATTGATTTCTTCAAATTCAATAGTAGGAACATTCTTAAAACCTAAAGCCTGACAAATTTTCTTAATTTCTGGACGTAAGAAATTGTCCAAGAATACTCTACGACCTTCACGCAAACCTTCAATAAATAATTTTGCCTTAATAGAAGCATTAGCAAATTTGTCTTCTCCGAAAAATTGATAGCCAAGACCATCACGAATATCTTTGTCTACCTGTTCATATTTACCTTTGCCAAGCAATTCTTTTAAGTCTGGAATTTTCCATTCTGCTTTGGTATTATGGTCGGTGACAAGGACACGACCAATTGTTTGAGTCTGGAACATTTGTTGCAAACGTTCCAAAGCCTTTGGATTTGTGCCGGGATTATATTGGTCACGCTGACTACCCGAAGAAACATGAAGAAACACCTGCTCCATTGTTTGCACAAGGCTCATATCCATCTTTTCCAACATCAATTTATATTCTAAACGATTAATTAACGGGAAAATCATTGGAACGGCCAACGGTTCGTAGTCCTGCTTGCGATAGAAACAATAATAGAGACGAGAAGTATCTAAAGGTGCGTAAATCCAAGGAGTTGCAGAATATTGCTTGATTTGTTTTTGAATATCTGGCGGAAAGTCCTTTAGCATTTGTCGGTCTTCCGGAGTCTGAGGATTACGCAAACGTTCAATTTCAAAAGTGGACAACATACGAACATATGTTTGATTATAAGTTGGGCCAACTTGTAAATAAACTTGTTTAGGGTCTAAAATAATATAACGAATTGGTAATTCCGGAGATTTTGCCGCAGCAAATGCAGTTTTCATCTTCGCAAATTTTTCAGGCTCAATCTTGCCATTAAATTTGTAAATAAAGATATTACCGGAACGATAATACTCTAAAAACCATTGGGCCATTAGGTCACTTAAATTAATTGCTTCAAACCAACGAGTAAAGAATGCTTTGACCGTCTTATTTGATGTGCGAACATGTAGTGGCGAAATAGAAAAATCTTGAAGAAGATTAATTGTATTACGAACTAACGGAATATTAAAATAAGCCAATGTAGCTAAATTAATAGGAACCGACATGGTATAATAACCACCTTCGGCAGAAAATGGCATAATACCAGCACTTAAATTTGGATAAAGATTGTTATTAACAATAACATCGCTCCAACTATTACGCATTACAGTGCCGCTACCAACACCGCCGCAAGCGGCTACAACGGTTTTTTCTCCTGCCCAATCCATAACATTGGCATCAAGTTGCTGCGCCGAATTAACGACCTGAACTAATGGCTCAGAAAAAGAATTATTTCCGGCGTTTTTGCGATTTTCCCAATAAGGAGACTGTTTGTTGTATTTACGAGCCATGACACATGGAATACACCAAAAGTGACTTTATTTTACTTTAAAGTCACTTTTATTTTCTCTGTAATGCCCATCCAGCATAGCTACCAGCATCTTCTTCTTGAGGTCTTTCTTGAGACTCAAGATAAAGTTTTAAGGCCCAATTTCCCAAAAATAATGCGGAATAAGAGTCGCGACGAATACGCATTTTACTCTTACTTTGTTTTTTCATGTGACTAGGCAGGTCGAAGGTTGTAGTGCCCAACGAGCTAACCTTGACCTCAATTAAGGCGCATTCTTTTTTAACTAAGTCTAACAGAACGTCTTGTTGACCAATAAAATCATCAATATCACCTGCAATCCCATTTTCGGCAAAATCCGGATGGTTTTCCAGTATATATCTAACACTATCACTCTGATTACGCATCTTAGTCATAGCACTTTCACTTGGTAAACCTTTTGCGGCAAAGAGCAACATACGACGATTAAAACAGGTTTGCATATATTCGTTGGCAGCTTTTTGAAATGTTGAATGAAAATATTGCTTTTGAACAATAGCCCCATCAGTCTTATTATAACCTCTTTGTATATCTGATACCAAATCATCAAAGTTTTCTTTACCAAAGTCCGCAAATTCTATAGCTTTTAAATTACGTTTAGCCTGTTTAAATTGTAAAGACTCATTACAAAAGTTAATAAAATCCATGTTTGAACCTTGAGAAGTATCCACTGCAACATAGACGACATTAAAATTATTTAAAATGTATAAGAAATATGCAATATGATGTTCAGGTTTAGCACCAGCATTGGCATATTGGTGAACAACAAGCCCAACTTTTCTTACCGAATCATCAGAAAACTTTTTATTTACAATCTTAATGACGCACATAGCAAAATGGTCATTTGTTTCTGAACCACCCAAGTTAGGGTCAATAGATACAATATATTCAGCACCCTTTTCCCCAACAATTTCAACTGTTGGGTCACTTGGGCCTTTTAATGTGCATTCTTCCATGACTTTGGCGCGAAAATATCCGTCAGAGTCTTGAACAAATTGCGCTTCATATTCACGTTTAATAACGGTTTCTGAATACATTCCTGATTCAATTTCTTCGCGCACGGCGGCATCAACACGGTCAGGAGGAGCAACCTTGTAAGATAATTGGTGAATCAAATAAGATGAAGGAATGTCGTCGCCTTCGATGACTTCCGCCTTAGCCTCTTTATCTTTATCTAAAAACGCCTTGTCTTTTTCATCTAATTTATTAATCATCTTATCATCTTGCGAATAGATGATTTTTAAATACTTTTTATAGATTGAGAATAAGTCTTGCCAAGTATAGGAAGCGGACGAAATAATAATCATCTTAACATCAGATGCAAATTTAGTGCGTTCGCTTTCTTTCATTTTTCCGCGACGAATTAAACGACTTTCTCTTTCGCGAATAGTTTGACGACGAGTAGTTTCTTCTTCCGAAGGAGTGACTAAGAACGGCTTTAAAACGGTGTCGATAATGGTTTGAGAGACAAGCAATCCTTCGTCAATACCTAGAACAGAGCAACGATAACCACGAAGTTTTTCAGCATCACCTAACGGTAATGCGATAATAGATGCTCCGTTTTTAAAGTTAATTTCATAAAGGTCGGGTTTTTTACCAACAACTGCTCCGCTGCCAGTTTTCTTAATGCATTGTTTTAACAAAAAGCCACGTTTAGAGTTGGCCCATTTCTCAATATTTTCAATGATTTTACGACTCGAACGAAATGTTGGAGCAATCATAACAATACGTTTACCGGGATTAAATAAACAATATATGTAACAAAAATGAGAAAACAACCAAGATTTAGAATAACCACGACCAGCAACCGTCAAAGTAAAATTTTTGTTTAGCCAACCTTTAATTAGTAAACGCTGGTCAGGATATAACTTTAATCCAGTAAGCCAGAAAACTAGCATACCAACATTATACATAACAAAACGTCCAAACGTTTTGCGGGCAGTTTCTTCCGGCAGTTCACCTTTTAGTAGCTCTAATTCTGCATTAACGTCTACCTGCGGTTTAATGTTTTTGTTACCTTCTACCCAAGCCATTATAATGCTCCTTTCTCAGTAGCATACTCTAGGTCAATTCTTTTAACCTGTTCACCCATTTGAAATATACGTAATAATTTACGACTAGCGTCGGCGCGACCGTTGGCAAATACAATTTGAAAGTTAAGTGGATATTTAACAAGTAAATCACGCATATTCTTAAAAATATGCGAAGGAGAAGCCTTACCATGTCGCATCCAAGGTAATTCATTAAAACTTAAAGCATCATCAATAGATGATTCAACAATCATAATTATGTAACTATTAGACTCGACGGCACGAGCTAATTCTCTGTCAATACGTTCATAAGAACTATCTTCGCTTTTCTTTTTTCTTTCAATTTTACGTGATGATAAGGAGCCGACAAAATCATTCAAAGATTTGCGTTCAATATAAATATTCTGATTAAATGGTTCAGCTAATCCATAATCACCAACATCTAATTTTTTAATTTCAGTATTAAGTGAAAATTTTAAAGGAGTTTGTTCACGTGTGTCCTGAATCAAAGTAGCCTTTTCTAAATCACGTGTAAATACAGGCTGCTCATCATAAAAACGAGCTTCAAATCCAAGGTCACTGGTAATATTGTAATATCCACCCATTCTGTCAAAATAAGACATAGATGGACAGCACAAGGAACGTAATTCGGCTTGGGTCGGAGCGAAACGTAAGTTTTTGGAAACTTTACGTTCTTTAAGCCAATTAATAGCCCACTTTAAACCTTCTTCCTTATTCTTTAGAACCCATTTTCTCATGTTTTCTTTGTTGACAAAATCAGTGGAAAGATATTGTTCGGCAGTTTTAAATGGGATATCTTCACCAGTTAGCAAATCTTTGCGACGAAGATAGGTCAAATAATAAGTCTCACGCTTCATATGACTTTTAATATAGTCATGCAAAGCGTCTAAATTTTCATGCTCAGTATTGTCTATATGGCAAATTACACTCATTGTTGTCCCATCATTGCCTCGTTTTTGGTCATACCGGCGATTAACGCGTATGAATCCTCAAGAGAAGAAATACGTTCCATTTCAGCCGCGTCTTCCATATGTTCCCTTTTAGCCAGCGCAATCAGCTCTCCACGAGTCTTTTCTTGAACCCACAAGTTGATTAAGTTAACCAGCGCGTCATTTTGATTAGCTTTATTATCTAATCTGTCCTTACGCGAACCGGCAACGCTTTCAATTAAGCCTTTTAAGCGACCTTTGCTCTTGTCCAACTTTTCGCGCAATGAATTAACAGATTCAACCAAAGACATAGACAATTTAGCCTTCTCATTATCTTCCGAATCAAGACATTCATCAATTTTACGCTCCTGTTTTATTACAGAACGTTCAATTTGAGAAACGGAAACTGTTTCAGATGCGACAGAAATATACATATCTACTTCTTCTGGCGTTAAATCGCCAGCTTTGTCTTGCACCTGACGAACAAAAGTCGATTCAAATAAATCGCGGTCGGCTTTTTTGTCATATTGACTAGCTTGTAATATGAATTTAGTCGATTGCATGTAGCTCAATAACGCTTTAATATTTTTTTCCTGCGAGGGACGCATATTGGCAGGGTCATATAAAGCTTTTGACGGTTCTACCGGGTTACTTACATACCGATTTACTAAACCAATTGCAGCAGCATAGTTTTTTGGAGCCTTGTAACGTTTATTATCTACCGGTTCGTCCCAAATATCTATCGCATCTTCATTTGATTCCTTGATAAAACGCGCAATGGCCAAATATTCTTGAGCCAAAGGCATGAAAGTCATATCAGGGAAAAGAAGTTTAAAAATCTCTTTTGGCGGCGTAGGATTTTCACTATTAATCATCGCCAAAATTGAATTTTTTTGGTGTTCGTTGAGCACATACGGTCCCTTTTTGACCTTATCAGCAGTTGTTTTTACTTTAACTGGCTCACCATTTTTAGAAAGACTGCTAATGAATAGTCTTACACTTTTACCTTCGGTATGATGACCATTCAAATCGGGATTATTGAATGTTTTTTGGGTCAAAGTCTTTAAATCCATTTTTTCAAAGTTATCTTTGACAAATTGTTTTTGTTCTTCGGTCAATTCGATAGTTTGATAATTAGCATTCGAATAATTTCCCTGTCTTTTTGTCTTTTCTTCTGGTTTATTATCTTTACCAGAAGCCGTGGCAATAAATTCTAAAGCTTCTTCTTTAGTTTCAAAAGATTGTTTGTCTTCAAACTCAGGATTTGAAGGAAAAATAATAGTAACAATCCATTTACCGTCTATTTCAGTTGGTTCAGAAAATTTTGCCCATTCTTGACTCATATTAAACCTTCTTCAGAAATAATTTCTTTTGCAATTTGTTTAAATTTAATTGTAGCGGCTCTAATTTGTAAATATCCGTGAACATCACTATTAGATTGTTTTTTATAACCCATAATTTTGCCCACTTCTTCAGGATTTTTGTGCTCAATAAATAACAAACGATAAATTTTGGCCTCATCTTTAGACAAATGTTCCATAATTTTCTCGTCAATTACGACCTTTGCTTTATCTATATCTAAAAAGTCAGATTGAATATTATGAGATTCGTCAATATGATTTTCAATGGAAAGAGGGGTAGAAATAGCAAATTTTGCCTGCTTTTTCTTTTCCCATTTTGCATAAAATTGACAAGAAGCGTCTTGCATTCCACTACCAGAGCCATTTTTTTCTGTCCAAGCGCATCGCCCACATCCTAAATTATAGGAACAAGGGGCTCCATAAGCATTAGCAGCATTACAAGGCTTTGCAACACGATAAAGATTATCGCGAAGAAGATTATGTATCGTATTTGTAATTAATTTATTAACCCAACGGTCTAAAGGCTTAGAACTGTCGTATGAATCAAAATTAGCCCAAATACGTTCAATAATTGTAGCGGAAACGTCTTCCCATGCGATTGTCGTAAGACGCCAAGTAGTTTTACGACGTTCAACTAGACGCTCTATTTCCTTGTAATTAGTCTTAAATAAGGCTTCTTTGTTGTCCATTACTTGCGAGACTTACGTTTTTTTGGTGCAGCCTGACTAGCAGCAGCCTGTTGTTCAAGTATCGGGCGCAAAATAGAACCAAGTGATGTAGTTTTTTCAGGCTCTTCCATCTGAATAATAAAATCCTGAGAACTAATAGAAGCAGCAAGTTCAGCAGCTTGTGCAGAAACTTCATTTAAATCTACATAATCACTTTCTTCTCCGTCATTCTGTATTACAGGCTGGTGTGTAGGTGTTTTTGGTTGAAAACGAGCCGTAATATCGTTGCCACGAGCATCAATTATTCTACGAGTCGGAGGTGTAATAGTTTGAGGCGTGCTTGGTAATGGAGCAGTAATAGCTGAAGCGGCAGCTAATGTAAAAACTTTATCCATATCCTTCACGCATTTAGCGCATACCTTAGGTTTTTCCGTAGTCCACGTATTTTTAAAGCCGCAATGAGGGCAATACTTGTTATTCATATCCTTGTTCCTTATTTAATAATAACATTAAACCTTGGTATTGTCAACTTTATCAGTTTCAGAAGTAGCTTTTGGATTAATTAAACCAGATTTAGCCAATTCTTCCATTTGAGCCTTACCCCAAAATGAATTACGGTCTCCTAAACGATATTTTAAATGTTCGGAAGCCTTTTCCCAAGCGTCATTTTTAATAATTTCGGCTTCATCTCTAAGGTCTTGCCAAGCAGCCGTAACTTTAGTATGTAGTGTTTTAATTTTCCATGCTCTATAAAGTCCATAACCTATACAGACAAAAACAATTAATAAAACTCCTCCGGTTGCATAATAAAACCACGGTTGATGTGTTAGCCAATCCAAGAATATACTAACTAGGCCAATAATTACACCAGCTAATATTAAACCACCACCTTCAAGAACCATTTTAAGAACAGCTAATAAAAGTGCGCCAATAACAATTAAACTAATACCAGCGATACGGGCTCCATTGGTCCACCAAGACTTTTCCTTCTCTTCGTATTTTTGTATTAAGTCTTTAATTTCCTTGTCTTTTTGGTTAATTTTATTTTGCAAATTAATCTTAGCATTTTCCTGTTCTTTTTCAGATTCAATTTTAAGTTTAGCAATTTCAGCATCACGTTTTGTTATTTCTTCATCACGTTTTGCAATTATATCTTCTTTTTCTTTTATCTGTTTACGAACAAGGCTAATCTCATTTAAAACCTCACTATATTTTTGACGAGCCTCGTCTCTTTGTCCCGTTATAATCAGCATAACACGTTCTAAAGCGCGAACTGTTTCAGCCGGGTCATCGTTCGGTAATCTTTTTTGAGCTACTTCTCCTTCTGCCTGTATAGCTTCTTTTGGTAATGCGGGCTCAACATATTCATTGGCTTTTAAAATACCTTTAATTGACGACGCTGCTTTTGCCGCCTCTAATTGCTGTTGCTCATTCAGGTTTTTTAAATCTTTAACTTGATTATTAAGAGTTAAAATTTGATTGTCTTTTGAAGCTAGTAATTCAGTAGTTTTGTTTCCTTGAGGAGCAACCAATGTATTTGCAGTTTCACAACCAGTTAAAAATAAAAAAGAAGATAAAAATAAAATTTTAAATATATTAAACATTGTAATAAGGAATTTTAAAGTTAGAGCCAGTGATGTTTATGGTGATAAAGCCAACCGGATTTGCGGGTAGTGTTGCTCCACCAGCGACAGCGGTTGTTGCTGTAGAGATACCGGCCAAACCAACAGTTCCACTTACATGTAAATTATATGCAGGAGCCGCGACGTTGATACCTAGTCGATTATTAGCATTATCTACGGTAACAGATTCTTTCCATCCTGTTCCGTTATTAAAATCAATACCACCAATAGAAGTTTTTTGACCGGAAGCAGAGAAAATTTGTAAATTACCCGGATTAACACCCATGCCATAATAAATTTTGGAAGAAGGGTCATCGTAAACCAACACACCTTTGGTAACCAAATTAGATGTTCCTAATGAAATTGCTGCCGATGGGCTAGCGGTTCCAAAACCAAGACTACCTGTAATAGAAACGACTCTTGAGTTAGTATCTATATTTACAAACTCTGATTGTCCTGTGCCGTTAGAACTACTAATGCAGCCAAAACTAAATCTTCCACCAGAACCGGCGAACAATCTAAAGTTCGCATTAGCAATGCCCATACCATAGAAAGTATTAGTTGCTGCATCATCATATAAGCCTAATAATTTTGTTGTAGTCGTTTTTCCTAATGACAAAGAAAATGTAGGAGATGCATATTTTATGCCTAGATTTCCCCATAAGCTTAAATTAGAACCAGAACGACTAATATCATTGTAGATATATTGAGTAGAATCAGATAAAAATAATTCACGTGGAATTGCGCGATAAGATGCGTCAGAAGGGGATTTAAATAAACATTGTAATCCATCGCCACCCACTGATTCATAATAACGAGCACGGAAAGTGTGATATCCCGAATTCAGGTAAATGGTATTTTGCGTGCCGCCCGGTCCAACACCTGTTCCATGTGCGCCATACCAATAAGCAGCCATTTTACCATCAACAAACATATCGCCACCGTTATCAGCGTTAACACCGAAGCTGTAAACTCCGTTGCCAGTGGCCCAAAAATATCCGTTGAATTCCATTGCATAATTATCTTGCCCTAATGAATAACCATCTATGTTAGGTGTCCATCCACCACTTGTAAATGTAACTCCTGTTTTTAGAAAACTGTTTAAATCATCCGTCGAATTAATTGACGGTGTTGTTCCAATGCTTGTATAGGCAGTAAAAGACAAACCGCTCTTAAGATACGATGATGTATCAACATTTTGATGGTCATAAACAAACGGAGAATATAAAGCGCCCCAAAAATCAAATGTGCCAGAAGTCGGTGAATAAATACCAACGTTGCAGCTTGAGCCGACCGTAATACCATTAGAGAATTTATACGCTTTTTCAGCATTGGATGCAACTGCATTGTTTAAGTTTAAAATTGCATTATTTAAAGTATTAGTTGGTTCTGTATATGTAGCAAAAGGAGCTGATAACGCATTGGCTAAACTATATTTAAAATAAAATAATTGTCCAGAAGCACTTGATGCAATTGGTGAAATTTTTAACCAAATACTATTACGTGTTGTTTCTTCATTGGAAATTGTTTTTATAGTTTGAATATATGTTGGGGTAGCGACTGTAGCAGGGGGAGAAGCATAAAGAGTATGAGCACTAAAAAATCCAGTATAAGGATTCATTGTGGCCCAAAATTCATAACCATTATATTGATTATCGGCCTGATTAAAATAATTCGCTGCGTTAATTCTTACATTATTTTGTGTTCCTACCCCACCGCTCCAAACACATAACCAAATACCATTACCAGTAATACCACTATTAGGAATTGGCCAAGTAGTAGAACCATAATATGTAAAACCATTTAATATGTCTGTGCTTTTATATGGCGATGTAGAATCAGAAGCGTCAATAATTGTATTGTATGCGGCTCCACCAGAGGGACCAAAATTATTTCTAAAAGTATAATTAGAAGGAGTAAAACTGCCATAACAAAAATTGTCATAACCTCCCGAACAAGTGGTGTCGGTAAAATTATTTTCAATACAAAAATTTGTCAATTTATAATTATTTACATCATTATACCAATAAATTGATTGGTCGGTTGTAACACCTTGAAATTTATTATTTGAAAAATGATAACCAGAACAGTTTTTTACAGTCATATCAATTTGAATATGATATGCTGTTCTATTTGTGCCTGTCGAAATAAATAAATTATCAGTCAAAGAAGTTTGGGAAGCTCCTTGATAAAATAAATTAACAAAATTATCTTGAAATACGTTATTAGCAATAACTGTGTTATCAACAGATTGAACATTTATTCCATAATTTTCAGAACCTTTAATAATATTGTTACTAACAATAATATTGTTATTTGTTGTATTAGAGATAGAAAAAGCGGAATTTGTAATACGGGTCATACTTTCACCACTATAACCATCACAAACGTTGCCGACAAATGAACAATCTCTACAAGCAGTTGCGGCTTCAAAACCTAAATAATCAACACCTTTTACTAAATTCCCTATTACTGATGCATTTGTCTGATTATCTAATGATATACCCCATTGACTATTACTTACGGTATTTCCTACGACAATATTATTTCTACCTCTTGTCCAAAGTTCAATAGCAATTTGTGTTTTAGCGTTAATAGAATTATTACTAATAATATGATTACTTGAAAAACCGGTAGATGATGGGTCAGCTTGTAATTTTATTGCTGCTGATTCCGCAAGAAAAGTGTTATAACTTGTTTCATTAAATAAATTTGCATCAATTAAAAAATTATTGCTACTTTGATTAATAGAATTGTTTACATAACTATAAATAGCGCAAAAATATCCAGTAAAATAATTATTATTTATGTTGACAAATTGAGTTCCGTCTCCCAAATATATAGAGCTATTTCGTGGATTATAAAATTTTGAATTTTGAATTGTAATATTACTTGCTCTAATTGTATTAATAAATCCATTTTGATTAGAAACACCAGCGGCCATATTACCGTTGCTATCAAAAGTCAAATTATTAAAAGTAATATTTGAAGCTCCCGAAATGTTAATTTTTTTATCATTTTCGGCTGTAGCGGCCAATAAAATGGAACCCTCTTCACCAAAAAAGTTTAAATTATTACCTGTAATATCTACTACACCCGACCAATAATATGTTCCTTTTGGAAAAAATAAAGTATTATTGCGCTGAGAATATAAAGAGTTAATTGCGCTTTGTAGTGCAGTTTTATTATCTGTTACACCATCTGGCTTTAAACCTAAATTTACTGCCGAAATAGCCGTGCCATTAAGAGAAGAATATGACATATTTTACCTTATACCTTATGCTAATAATACACCAAAAATTACCATAAATACCAATTAGTTGCATTGTATCCGTGCAATTCTCGCGCCTGATATTGTCCAACCATGATATAACTATCTGACCCATCAAATTTTTGACCAAAAGTGCCCGTTAGCGTCACCATACCGGTATTTATTAACTTAATGCCAAGTTTCATACCACTTACAGAAGAAAGAGATGGTAAGGTTATGGTGATTGGATTAGAATTGTTGCAATAAATGCGGCTATCTGTTGAAAGTGCTGTATAATTTGATGTAATCGTTTTTTGCGTTTCATATTGACCGCTAACTACAGTTAAATTGCCTGAAACAACCAAATTATCAGTAGTCCACTGTTCTTTTAATCTATGTTGATACCAATTTAAAGTTTCGTTGCCTCCGTTTGAAATAATACCGTGAATATCACGCGCTAATCCAGTATTAAGTGAGGACGCACCAACAAATATTCCATTTGATGTTGATGATAACCATACCTCATCATTGAATTGTAAAGCTGCTTCACCATTAGCAGGATTCCACAAGTTCCAACCTGTAATAATTGGATTATAACTACCATCTGTTAATGTGACGTTATTTAAACCTAAAGTATCAACGGTCCAAAAACCCGACATTTGTCTTTGGCCAAAATTAATAGTTGTTATACCGCCCGTAACTGTATAACCTTGTATGCCAGTAGTTCCTCCAGTAAGGAAAATACCTTTGCTTATATTAAGAGAATTTAATTTATCATAATCGTATACAGAGTAAGGTAAGAAACTATTAATTTGAACTTGGTCAAAATCGCCAAAATTAACAGATGCTAATTGACCGAAACCAAAAGTTTGCCAAAAAGCCCCACCAGACATAATAGGATAATTATTATAATCGTTTAAAGACCCTTTCAACTTTAAATTATAATAGAATGTCTTATCTGCAAAAATTGTTTGAGGCGTGGTAAGATTAACATATTGATTTGATACCCAGCCAGAATATCCTGTGACAAAACCTGATAGGGAATTAAGTTGAACGAGAGAGGCGAGCGAGCCGGTGCCTGCAAGTCCAGTAATAAAGCCGGACGGATTATTCGTTGAATAATAAAGCGAGGCAATATCAATACCGCTTCTAAAAAGACCTCCGGAGGCGTTAATTCCACCAGAAACATCTAATTTAAAAAATGGTGATATTAGACCGATACCGACATTACCGCTTGGAGTAATACGCATTCTTTCTACCAGAATAGAGTCATTATTATTTGGCGTAGTTTCAAAAACCAAATTCGCGCCCTGATAAGAAAGAGACGAATCGTTTAAGCGAGAACCAATACGCGCCCAATTACGATTAGTGCCACCTGCGTATGTTTGACCTTTAAAAATGATACCGATACCGAATCCGTTAAATGGAGGAGAGGATGGACCGTCATGATTGAGGACGAGTAAATCTGCGTATATATTGCGGTCACTTGATTCTTTACGATAGATTTCAAGAATACCAGAAGGGTTTGCTTTATTAATACCGACATTATTCCAAAAAATACCGCTATTCCATTGTTTTAAGCCGGTAATTGTTTGCGCTCCGGTCGTATAAACAATATCATTTAACGCTCCTGAAATTAAATAGCCAGAAGGATTACTATTACGAGGATAGAAGATATCACCTAAATTAATTGCGCCCGAACGAAAACCAGCGTCAGAGCGCACAAAACCGCTAACATGAAGATTGTCTTGAGGGTTAACAATACTAAGACCAACATTGCCGTTATTATTAAGCAATATTCCAGTATTTGCGCCCGGAACAGATAGTCTAACAACTCCAGCCCCACCAAAAGATTGAATTAAAAAATCTCCTAAATCAGTTGAGGAAGAGTATCCGACCAACCCCTGAGCACTACCACCAGCACGTAAAAATGTGATAGCGCCTGCTCCATTTGCGCTAGTAGCTCCTACAGTAATTTGACCGTTAGAGACGGTTCTTTGTCCCGCAAAATAAGCAAGTCCAGTAAAAGTTTTATCTCCACTAATTAATTCTTGTCCGGTTCTATGAACAAAAATTGAATCTGTCCAACCAGATAATGAATTTAATTGTATTAGTGTAGCTAAAGAGCCAGTTCCAGCAAGTCCGGTGATAAAACCGGAAGGATTATTTCTTGGATAAAAAATGTCAGCGATGTTTGTCGTGCCGGAAAAAATATTTCCGATATATTGGGTATTGCCCGAAATAAATACATTATAACCTGATGGAACGTAATTAGCTCCGAATGAAACTCCACTGCCACTTACAACAAATGCATATGTGAGAAAATCACCAGCAGTGACTTTCCCATCCGAACTAACTTCAAAAATTGGAGATTCGTATTCGTCAACAACTGCAAAAAGGGAACCCGTTGTATTACCCTCGATGTTTAGAACGCTGCCTCCACTACCATTAAAAGCAACTGCACCATCGCTTAAAACATTTAGGAATATACCGCTACCGGATACACCCAAAAATTCAATACCTGTGAGGATGGGGCTAGAAACAAAAATTTTACGACCACTAATTAATTCTTGTCCGGTTCTATGAACGAAATTTTGGTCTGTCCATCCAGAGAGAGAGTTTAGTTGAGCAAGAGATGCTAACGAACCTGTGCCAGCCAATCCAGTGATAAAACCGGAAGGATTTGAGCGCGGATAGAGAATATCGGCAAGATTTGTAGAGCCAGAACGAAAGCCACCGTCTGAACGAATAAAACCGCTAACGTGCAAGTTGTCGCTTGGCGAAACTCCTGACGCCAAATTCATACCTACATCACCATTAGGCGAAATTATCATTCTTTGCTGAGCCGGATTAGTTTGAACTCCGTCACGGGACTTTACATAAAAAGCCAAACCGCCGCCCCATGAAGCAGAACCATATGAATAAATACCGCCACGGTCTGTTTGCGAAACTCCGTTCCAAAATCCTAAAAACTGAATGCCATGAGCGGGTCTGATATTGTCATAGCCATTTGTGCCCATTTCGCTGTTATTGCCACCGCGAATAACAACTACCGGGCGAACAGGTAAA